CCAAAAAACGATAAGCGTAAACCAGAGAAAAAAGAGTAGTAAGTTATGTCCGATGAGCTAACAGTTGAGGAGATTAAGAAAGAAATCTTAAAGTGTGGAAAAAATCCATCATACTTTTTAAGAAACTATGCAAAAATCACCCATCCTGTTCGTGGAAATATACCGTTTAGGACATATCCATTTCAAGACGATCTATTAGATAAATTTAGAGATCACCGTTTTAACGCAATAGCAAAAGCCCGTCAGCTTGGTATTTCTACCATAGTTGCGGGCTATATTGCTTGGACATTGTTATTTTATCGTGACAAAAATATCCTTGTCATGGCAACAAAATATAGCACTGCTAGCAATATGGTTAAAAAAGTTAAGCATGTTCTCGGTAACATACCAGAATGGCTAAAAATATCAAAAATTAAAGTTGATAACAAACACTCTTTTGAATTATCTAATGGTTCTGTTGTAAAAGCCATTCCAACGTCAGCTGATGCTGGTCGTTCTGAGGCCGTATCACTACTTGTAGTTGACGAAGCCGCACACGTTGAGAACATGGATGAGATATGGACAGCTATCATGCCCACAATTTCAGAAGGTGGTCGTTGCATAGCTCTATCGTCACCTAACGGTATTGGAAATTGGTTCCATAAAACATTTGAAGATTCATTAAATGGACAAAATAGTTTTATAGCTACAAGCTTACCTTGGAATGTACACCCAGAACATGATCAGGACTGGTTTGAAAACGAAACAAAGAACTTATCAAAACGCGAAATAGCACAAGAATACCTTGTATCATTTAACGCATCCGGTGAAACTGTCATAGACCCAGATGATATAGAATTTTTAAGAAAAACAGCTATAGAACCAAAAAAGAAGAGCTGGATGGATCGTAATTTACATGTCTGGAAGCCATATAACCATCAGGGTAAGTATTTATTAAGTGCTGACGTTGCTCGTGGAGATGGTCAAGATTATTCTGTATTCCATGTTATAAATGTAAATACAATGGAACAAGTTGCCGAGTACCAAGGTAAAGTAGCACCTGAACAGTTTGTAAATCTGATATTTGATATCGCACACGAATATGGCAGTGCAATGGTTGTCATAGAAACAAACAATATTGGCTATACAGTTGCACAAAAATTAATAGATTTAGGATATAGAAATGTATATTATTCTAATAAATCAACGCATGAATATGTTAATCCTAACGCTGCTTATGGCAACAGCAACGTAGTACCAGGATTTACTACTTCTGTTAAGACAAGACCATTAATTATAGCTAAATTAGACGAAATGATACGTAATAAAAGCATACATATCAATTCCGGTAGACTAGTTAGAGAATTAGAAAAGTTCATATGGGTTCATGGCAGACCAGAAGCGCAAAAAGGATATAATGATGATCTTGTAATGTCTCTAGCTATTGCATGTTGGGTTAGAGATAGCACTGTAATTTCTGCTCAAAAAGATGTACAATTGAACATAGCAATTCTTAATAGTATGTCTAAAACTAAAACCGTATTTAACACTAGTATAACTGGAATGCCGGAACATAAACAGATAGAGCAAGAAAATGCAAAAAAGATGTATCAAGAATACGGTTGGATCTTAAAAGGATAAAAGATGGCTGATCAGAGAAGAAACATAAAGAACCAAGATTCACAACTTTTTAAGAGTCTAACCAGACTATTTTCTGGTCCACTTGTTAATTTTCGTCAACAAGCACAATTACGTTTTCGCCGTCGTGATTTAAATAAATTTAATTTTAAATCTACAACTGGAAAACAGTTTCAAAAGACTTCTTATAATCCATTTGATGCGATCCAAGCCAATATTATGGCTAACCAGACTCGCGCCGAAAGATATTCAGACTTTGATCAAATGGAATTTTCACCAGAAATAGCATCAACCATGGATATATATGCGGATGAGATGACAACTCACAGCAGTATATCAAAAATGCTTAATATTAAATCATCTAATCAAGAGATCAGAGGCATTCTGGAAAGTCTATACTATGATGTTTTAAATATTGAATTTAATCTGTTTGGGTGGTGCAGAACAATGTGTAAGTTTGGAGACATGTTCCTATATATGGACATCGACCCAGAACTAGGCATTAAAAATGTTATTGGATTACCAACCCCAGAAATTGAAAGACTAGAAGGGCAAGATAAAACTAACCCTAATTATGTACAATTTCAGTGGAATAGTGGTGGTATCACTTTTGAAAATTGGCAAATAGCACACTTCCGTATCCTAGGACAAGATAAGTACGCTCCATATGGAACTTCTATTCTGGAACCAGCAAGACGTATCTGGCGTCAATTAAACCTTCTAGAAGACGCTATGATGGCTTATCGCATTGTTCGTGCACCGGATCGTCGTGTATTCTATATTGATGTTGGAAATATTGCTTCCGAAGATGTCGAACAATTTATGGTAAAGATCCAGAATCAAATGAAGCGTAACATGATTGTTGATCCAAACACTGGTCGTGTTGATCTTCGTTATAATCCAATGAGTATTGATGAGGATTATTTCATTCCAACACGTGGTCAATCAAATACAAGAATTGATACATTAGCTGGTGGTAATTTTACAGGCGATATTGATGACGTTAAATACCTAAGAGATAAACTATTCTCTGCCCTAAAGATTCCACAATCTTATCTAGCACGTGATGAAAATGCTAGCGAAGATAAAACAACTTTAGCACAAAAAGATATACGCTTTGCTCGTACAATACAACGTTTACAAAGAGTAGTTGTTGCAGAGTTAGAAAAGATAGGTGTTATTCATCTTTTTACTTTAGGATATAGAAACGAAGACTTACTAAACTTCAGCCTATCCTTAAATAATCCTTCTAAGATTTCTGAACTACAGGAATTAGAGCATTGGAAAACAAAATTCGATGTAGCAAGTCAAGCAAAAGAAGGATTTTTCTCAAAAAGATGGATTGCAGAAAACATATTTAATCTATCAGAACAAGACTTTAAACGTATACAACGTGAATTATACTACGACAAACAATTTGAGAAGACCTTAGAAGGACAACCGGAAGGCGAGCTAGGTGGTGATCTTGGCGGCGGAGGAGATTTAGGAGGAGGTCTTGGTGATATAGGTGGCGGGGCTGAGAGTGCAGATGAAACAGCAGCACCCGAAGGTGGAGAATCAGCAGCTGAAGTAGGTGGACCTATTCCTGTAGATCAATTACCACCAGCCAAAAGAAGAGATAATGGTTATACGCCTGTAGCTGTAGATCGTAGAGAATCTGGTGGGCGTTTACGTGGAATGATAGCCAAAGCAGTACCAGAGTCTGGCCTTGGCGCTACAAATAGAACAATGTTTCCTGGATATGACAATCTAGATAACTTATCTAAATTATCAGAAAACAGTATAAAAGATGAAAATGAACGTAAATTGCATGAAGTCAATAGTCAATTAAAAAATCTATTAGACAGCTTGGAGAAAAAGGATGCAAACAGTGGAAAAGCCAAAGTTTAAGCACAACAAAAAACGTAACACAGCGTTTTTATTCGAAGCTTTAGTAAAAGAATTAACTAAAGCAGTGATTGAAGGTAATAAAAATAAACAAAAAAACGTAACACATCTGATTAAAGAGCATTTTAAAAAAAATAGTGCGTTAGATAGAGAATTAACTCTCTACAAACAATTTTATGATACTAAACAATTTCCTAAGCAACATGCTGAGAAACTTGTTTCGCAAGTCAAAATTGATCATGAAAAGCTAGATGAAAATGAAATTTTTAATGAGCAAAGTAAATTAATAGCAAAAGTAAATAAAATGTTAGGATTTGAAGTTTACAATAATTTTGTTCCCAACTATAAAACTCTTGCAACGGTTTCACAAATTTTTAACAAACAAATAGAGCCTAAAAAGAGAGTTCTTCTTGAAAATGATCTGATAGAACATATAACTAGGGAAGATAATAAACAAGACGTATCTGTAGAAAAAGTTGATGCTCATGTTTTAAATGTGTTCGTTGATAAATTCAACAAAGCATATTCAGAAAATCTGTTACCAGAACAAAAAGAAGTATTATCGAGATTTATTTCTTGTACCGAAGATGATGTAGAAATTAAAATTTATTTAAACGAAGAAATCGATAGATTAAAAAATTTAATAAATAATACAAAAAACATAAATATTATAAAAGAGAATAAAGATTTAGAAATTAAAATTAATAAAGCTTATAATTTTTTAAACAACTTAAAAGTAAATGAAGTAGACGAAGAACTAATAAAGAAAATAATGTTAATTCAAGAATTCGTAAGCGAGGTAAACAAATAATGCCACTAGAATTAACTCTTCAAGATAAACCACTAGAAGATCCCAAGATAGTTTTAGTTGATAAAAATGTAAAAAAGGTCTCATTAGCTATAAGAAAAACATTAGATAATCATATTATAATCCAAGATCATCATAATATGATCATAGTTGTCATGCCAGACAAAGGAAAAATATTAACATTCCCTAAAGCTGAATATACTGAAGATTGTTATGCTGATCAAGATCAATTATTTAAATTCTTGACAACTGCTGGTGTCATAAAACCTGAAACTGTTAATGGTGGAAATATATACGGCTCTCTAGAGGCCATGTATAATACAGAGAAAACTGGTGAAGAAGAACCAGCCGAAGTGGTTATTCTGAATCTACATAACTTCCTCAAGAAAGATGAAGAAGAATACAGTAAGAGGAAGAAGTTTATTGACGATCTAGAAAACCAACTACTACACCCCGAGGATGAAGAAAGTACTGAGCACGGTGAAGTTCCTCATGAAAAGTTTAAAGGAAGTATACCCATTTGGGGCTTCCCCAGCCGTTCGATTTACCGTTATAATTATTAGGTTTTAATATGAATTTATTGTCTTTTATGTTAGCATGCTATGGCATGACAATGATTATTGTTTATGGCAAAATTTTTGATAAAATAAGACCAAAATGGGAATTATTTCATTGTGAATTATGCACAGGATTTTGGGTAGGTATGTTTAATTGGTTTATGATAGATTTACCCTTTAATTTTTTTGTTGCTGGGTGTATAAGTGCCGGTGTTTCTTATTTGCTAAGTAAAATTGTAGATGATGAAGGAATAGCCATAAAAAACAAATAAAGTGGACTATTTATAGTATCATGAAAATTACTAAAGAATTATTAAAGAAAATTATTAAAGAAGAAGTTGGCCCTGTCAAAGGAGCACATGGTGGTGCTCTACAACATATGTATCCCGGCCAAGGAAATCTAAGAAACTACCCCTCAGGCGAACCACCAGATAATAGCACTAGAGATATTATGACAACACGCCCAGCCTATGAAACAGTTGGTGTACAGGTACAAATTGAAGAAGGAGTACCATACATACTATCAGGAAAGACAAGGTATCGCCTGGAATTTGAAGAAGGTTCTGATCGTAAACGTGGATATGTTATTCCCGATGATCAATATGGTTTTACGCTGGATGGTAACAGGGTTGACTGGGATCAAAACGCACCAGCATTTGTTAGATTTGACCCACATTTAGAAAAAAGTATAAAAGAATTAGTAACGGTTGACTACGTAGATCAACCAGAAGAAGAGGAACAAGACGAGGACTGAAGTTATTTACATTAGACGTTACATGAATCAACCTGTAGGATAAATTATGATTTTACAGGTTATATATAAAATAGTAAATATTATAAACAATAAAATATATATTGGCAGTACAGTTAATTATAATACGAGAAAGTACGATCACATATGGTCTTTAAACAACGGAAAACATAGAAATAAAATTCTGCAAAGATCTTGGAACAAATACGGAAAAGATAATTTTATATTTGAAGTTGTAGAGACTGTAGATAACTTAGATGAATTATTAATTAGAGAGCAACATTACATAGATTTATTTAAAAGTTATAAAAGAGAAAACGGATATAATATAAACTCTATAGCTGGTAGTAATCTGGGATTCAAAATGCCAGATGAAGCTAAAGAAAAACTTAGAATTATTAATACAGGTAAGAAACACTCTAACGAAACAAGAAAAAAAATTAGTGAAGTCCAAAAGGGTAAAAAAAGAAAATTTATTTCAAAATTAATTACATCACAGAAATGTAGAGGAGAAAACAATCCTTCTTCTAAACTTAATTGGAAAGCAGTACTAGAAATAAGAGATAAAAAAAGTAAAAATGTATCTGCAAGGGAACTTTCGAAAGAGTACAATGTTTGTTTAACAACTATATATAATATTGTTAGTGGTAATTTTTGGAAAGAAGGTGAGTATTATGTCGATCAAGAAATTGAACATAGTAAAAACTAATGATAGAAAATGGTTTTTACCTGTAGTAAGACATTGCTGCAAGGGAGCTTGAGTCGAGCGGGTTGCGCCCGCTCGATCTTTTTGAAGGTATAAAACATGTCACAACAATTATTAAGAGAATTTTATCAACTATGCGAAGGCGGGGTATGTACTGATCTTCTAACAGAAGAAGAAAAGAAATATGTCAAAGATGGTGGCATGATTCTTTCTGGTAAAATTCAAGAAGCCGACGTTAAAAATGGTAACGGTCGTAAATACCCAGAAAAAATATTGAGAAGAGAAGTTGAAAAATATGAACAACTCATAAATGAAAATCGTGCAATTGGCGAATGCGTTGACAGCGAAACAGAAATATTTACAACTAACGGTTGGAAATATATCAAAGATATTGCTGATGACGAAATGATCTTTACTTTAAATTCTGATACACTAGAACTTCAAAGAGAAGTAGTTTCTAGAAAAGTTGTATTAGATTATAAAGGTATTATGTATCATATCCACAATAAAAGCAGCATTGATATGATGCTTACTCCCAATCACAATATGCTAGTTGCCGATAGAAATGGTCGTTTAATTTCTATGTTAGCAAAAGAATTCGTTGATAGTTATAAAAATAATTTAAACGATATACGTCACTGTTCTATTAAACGCGGTAACCAAACGTGGATAGGTGAAGATATAAGCGTCATCAATATAGGTAATACTACGCTTGACGCAGAGTATTTTGTTGCCTTTCTTGGTATATGGTTAGCAGAAGGCTGGACTGTTAAAGAAGGCGAAAAAGTACAGCTATGCCAAGTAAAAGAACAAACAACTAACGAAATAAAAGATTTATTGGTCAATCTTGGATTAAAATTTAATGAAAATAAAAATAAATATGGTAAAACTGTATTTACATTAAGTAACAAAGATCTTTTCCATTATCTCGCAGTTCTGGGAAAATCTTATGAAAAACATATTCCAGAAGAGATAAAAAACTTATCGCCACGACTTTTAAATATATTATTTAATTGGATGTTAAAAGGTGATGGGAGAAATAGAAAGCGTTCTATCAAAGAAGGACAAGTTGAAGCAGAATTACATAGAGAACTTTATACTACATCAAATCGTTTAGCTAACGATACTGCTGAAATCATATTTAAACTAGGTTCATCCGCTACCATTAATAAAAGAGTCCAAAAAGACAGAATGATAGAGGGAAGAGAAATAAAAGCCGAAAACTCTAGACTATTATATATTGTTTCAGAAGGTGTGGCAGCGAATGCCTATTTAGATAAAAGATTCACAAAAATTGATGAAGTAGAACATGATGGCAAAGTTTATTGTGTCACAGTCGGAAATGGGACTTGGTTAATGCGAAGAAATGGTAAAATAGCATGGACCAAGAATTGTGACCACCCAGAGTCATCAGTCATTAATCTTAAAAATGTCTCACATATGGTGACAAAAATATGGTGGGATGGACCAGTTGTTATGGCTAAAATTAAAATATTAAATACGCCATCTGGACAAATTATTAAATCATTAGTTGAAAGTGGTGTTAAGTTGGGTATCTCTTCCAGAGGTTTAGGTTCAACTCATCAATCTGGTGGTATAACAATGGTTGACGATGATTTTCAGCTTATTTGTTTTGATATGGTGAGCGAACCATCAACCCCGGGTGCTTTTATGATGAAAGAAGCAAAAGAAAGACTAATTAAGAATGAAAAAGTTCAACGTCTCAACGAGATGTTAAATAAGATTGTTGAAGGTTAAAATGGATAAAACTGAATTAAAGAAACTTTTAAAACCATTAATGAAAGAATGTATCCGCGAAGTTCTTATGGAAAACGGATTACAAAAAATATTATCTGAAGCAGTGGTATCACAGCCCGAACAAAAACAAGTTACGCAAAAAGTATCCAATACTCAAGAAAAACCACAAATTAACGAAGCTCGCAAGAAAATGTTAGAAGATATTGGCAAATCTGGTTATTTAAACAGCAAGTTTGATCCTTTTGCAAATACTAAACCACTAACAGAAGCGCAAGCAGCTGGAGCACCAAGTCCCATGGGTGGAATAGATCCTGATGATTCTGGTGTCGATATAAGTAATTTAATGAATGGCAATAAAAATGTATGGAAAGCCTTAGTAGGCGGAAAAGGATAAACTATGTCAGTCAAGTCACCAAGTCATATCGTAGTAGCATTACCAGAAGGAGCATCACCATCATACGAGATGAATGATGTCCTTATTAAACGCTTTTTAAAACTATGCAAAAAAGAAAACATTGCTGAAACAGTATTTGAAAAAAGCCATCTTGTTAAGCGTTTCGAACGCCCAGCTGAAACAGAGCGTCAACGTAAAATGGAAGCCAAACGTCGTGCCTTAAAACAATATAACGATGCGCAAAAAAAAGATACCGATACTAAAATGCCAAAACAAAAAAGAAATATTACAAACAATAATGTAAGCAGGGAGAATAAAGATGGCTAGTGATATAAATGGAAATCAATGGTATCAACCATTATCGGGGCTTGGAAGTGTTGGTGCTTATCAAATATCCGGTATACCATTTGCTACTGGTTCATTGTCAGTTGATAATGTTACCGTTACTGAAATATCATTTCCTCTTGTAACAAAATTTGTTGTTATTAGAAATAACTCTGCTAATGATTTAAGAGTAGGATTTAGTGAAAATGGTATTAATGATTCTAATTATTTTATCTTAGGTAATAAAGAATCATATTCCGGTGATTTAAGAATTACTAAGTTATATTTAAGAGGTGATACAACTACCACTGAAGTAACTGTAGTTGCTGGTCTAACCGGGATTGGAGCTGGTAATTTACCAAACAGCTGGTCTGGATCTATTGGGGTTGGTTAAATAAATTATAGCATATAATGCAAGGGAATAAATAAAATGGCTTTCAATGGTGGGTTTACTACGCAAGGAATAGCTTATATAACTGGTTCTGACGGCCAGATATTAACATGGTCCGATGTACAACAAGCATGGGTTGCGGCAGATGCCGTCGATACAGGGCTAAGTAGTGTTTCTACAACCAATGGTATAATTGGGGATGGAACACCTGGCAATCCTGTATCCCTTGATACATCTATTTCTGTACAAAATTTAACTGTTACACAAACTGCTAGTATAGCTCATCTTGATACCCTTTATCAACAATCTCTAATAGTTGGAGATAAATATATAACCATCCTAAGCGGTGCTAATACACATGCTTCTGCGGACGGCTCTGGTTTCCTATGGGGTAGTGGTAGCACCGATGGAACAACTGGTGACCAAGGATCGGTAGCATATGCTCTTTATAGAGATTCATATGATAAAGTAGAAATATTCCCCGGTTTAAGAGTAAGTGGAAGTGTAACAGCATCCGCAGGTTTTAGTGGTTCTTTTGTAGGAGATGGCTCAGACTTAATTAATGTTACAACCAAGGCAGATCATGTAATATATGTTGCTGCCAGCGGCAGTGATTCAAACGATGGCTCTATTGGTAAACCTTTTGCTACAATTAGTGGAGCGCTTGCCTATGCCAATACTAAATATCCAAATTACAGCGAAAGCGTAATGATAGAAGTAGGACCAGGTACCTACTCACAGAATCTAACACTTAACAGATATAATACTTATGTAAGATCAACTGCTCACAGACAAGAGCAAAGAGCAGTGGCTGTAACAGGCAAAACGCTAATAAATTCTGCTGCTGGAGATAAATATAATAGAATTATTGGTTTTCAGGGTATATTCTTTAATCACAACTCGTTAACAAACCCAACTGTAAATGTATCAGGTTCAACTCACTTAACATATTTTAAAGATTGTTATTTTGCATCAAATGGCGCAAATGCATTTAAGGTTGAAAACGTAACAACTTCAAGTGCAAAAATAGTTTTAGCAAGTAGCATATTTCTTGGCCAAAAAGGCGGCGCTGATATAATCAGCATCAATGGCGGCGATGTAAAAATAGATACAATTGAGGTTTATTTTACTTCTGTAACCGGTTCTGGCAATGGCATTAATCAGACTGGTAATTCATTAGTAGCGGCAGATAGAGTTCTTGTTGATCTTGGAACAACTATAACTGGTAGCTCTTTTGTTAACAGCAGTACAAATTATACCGGTAATCCAACTCTATATCTTTCTAACGCCTCACTAGGTAGCAGCCAAGTTACAACGAATGGTGCTCTATATTCTACAAACGTTTCATATCTTTGGAATGTGACATTAGCCAACAACTCCAAGATCAAAGGCAACAATACTGCACCAAATCCATTCTCAGCACTCTCTACGGTGGTATATTCTGATTTAACATCGGTAAATACATTAACATTTGAAACAATTAATCGTTCATATTTAAAAGATTATATGGGCGATGTAAATGTTAATACAATTACATCTTCTCTTGGTTTCTCTGGTAGATTATATGGTACTGCTTCATATGCAAGCAAAGCAAATGATTCGGATAATTTAGGAGGATTTTTAGCAGCATCATATGCTAGAATAACTACTGCTAATGCCTTTGTTGGAGGAGATCAATCTATTTTAGATAATGATTTAATTATAGCTAAACTAACAAATCCTACGGCAGGAGATGTTTTAGTTAAAAATAGCGGTAATATAAAATTAACTGGTGGCGGAGATATAACATTAGATAGTGGTGATATAATATTAGACTTTGGAAATATTACTTTAACTAACGGTACGTTTAGTGGAAGTGGTGCAAATTTATCTAATCTAACCGGATCTAACTGGGGACCAGATAATAATTTTTCAACCGATGTTCGTAATCAACTTAGTGGATCTGGTGGTATAAATTATAATCGCTCAACTGGTGTTATATCAGTTGATGATTTCTTAGGTGTAGAAACTTCCGGAAGCATAACTGGTAGTGGATTATCTGGAAATCCAATAAAATTAAAAGACAACATAACCGCAGTTAGTGTCACAGCAACTAACTTCCATGGCACAGCTTCGTATGCGCAAGATTCTAATCTATTGGATGGTTATGATTCTAATAGATTTGCTACTACTGGTTCAAATACTTTTAACGGTAATCAAACAGTCAATGGAAGAATTAGCGCTAGCACTGGTATAACAGGTTCTTTCAATGGTGACGGTTCACAAGTAACTAATTTAACCGGCTCCAATTGGAATGGCGGAACTGCTAGCTTTTATCAAAACATAGCATCAGCATTTACTGGGTCAGGCATAGATATTGTACCTCATAGTGATGGAAGATATGAATTAATATCAGTTATAGACGGAGTTGGTTTAAAATCAGATGGCTCCAACATACTCGGTACTGGTAGAGACGGAGATGTATTTAGATTATCAACAAACATCACCTCATCAGCATTTACTGCTTCATCCGGATTTACTGGAAGGTTATACGGATCATCCTCTTATTCATTAGATTCAGATAAACTAGATGGACTAAATTCAACACAGTTTGCAACAACAAGTTCAAATACGTTTAATGGAAACCAAACAGTTAACGGATCAATTACTGCTTCTTCTGGTATAACTGGCTCATTTAAAGGTAACGGCTCGCAATTAACTAACTTAACAGCGTCTGGCTGGAATAACAACGAGACTGGTTTTTATTCTGACGTTCAAGATGCGTTCATAGCCGGTTCTGGCGTAAATATAACACAGACTGGTAACAAATATACAATAGAAGCAGATATAGCCGAATTTGGTTTATCGGCCGAAGGTGGTATAACTGGTTCTGGTACTAGTGCGGATCCTTTTATCTTAGAAGATAGTATAAATATCACCAATAACATTACTGCAAGCAACATAACAGCTAGCAATAGTTTTTATGGTAACCTACTAGGAACCGCTTCATATGCATCCGAAGCAGCGGACTCGTTAGCTTTAAATGGTTATAGCGATACAGATTTTGCATTATTAAATAATGATGTAGAATTTACTACAGTTACTGCATCATTTAGCGGTGATGGATCAGAAATAACTGGATTATCTTCTTCTCAAATACAAAACTTCTCTCTAGATGTATCTAATATATTTGTAGCTGGCAATAATATTTCAATTGAAGATAACTTAGATGGCACTTATACTATAAGTTCATCACAAACTTTAACTGGTTCTGATTGGAGCGGTGGAACAGGTAGTTTCTATCAAGATGTTCGTTCTACGTTTACCGCAGCTGGTGCAATTAGTATCAACTCCATAGCTGGCGGCAGGTATGAAATATCTTCTTCGGGTGGTTCTGGTGGTGGTGGATTATCCACAGTTGAAACATCTGGCAGTATCACCGGCAGCGGTGATGTTTCAAATCCAGTTACGCTAAAGCCAGACATAAAAGTAGATTCAATAGAGTTTGACAAACTAGCATCTGACCCAGTAACTCACGTAACTGGTCAAATATGGTATAACTCCGGAAGTAATGAATTAAAATATTCAACAGATATTAATAATTTAGATGTTGTAATAGGACAACAGGTATTACAAAAAGTACGTAATGGTTCTGGCATGCCTCTATCAAAAGGGACTATTGTACATATAAGTGGAACAACATACGTAGACACTCCCGTAGTTAATCTTGCAGACTGGGATAACGAAAATTTATCTGCAAATTCTTTAGGTGTTATTGCAATAGATGCTGCAGTAGGAGAAAAAACATATGTAGTAACACAAGGTACTCTAAATGATATAAATACAATAGGTAAAGCGAATGGAGCAATATTATATTTATCTAGTAGTGGACAAATAACTACAACTCAACCAGTAGCTCCTAAACATAGTGTTATTATAGGACAATGCATAAACCAACATGCTTCAGAAGGTATAATATATGTTTCTATAAAAAATGGATATGCTTTACAAGATTTACATGATGTAAAGATTGATAGTAAAACTAGTGGTGATTTATTAGTATGGGATTCTGATGACAATGTATGGCAAAATTCACATATACTTTCTGGATCGTATAATATACAAAACGGTGCCCTAACTGCAAGTTATGGTATAAAAACACCAAGTGATATTATATCTGATATAAAAGTTACATATGCTGCAACAGCTTCATATTTTGCTGGTACTCAAGATTATGCTTTAAGAGATAGCACAAATACATTCACCGCGGATTCTTTAAATACTTTTAACGCTACAACTACTTTTAATGCTCCTATAACTGGAACAGTAGCCAAATTTACTGGTAATGAAACTATATTTACAAATAATATAAGAGTTGATGGAACTGCAAGTATAGGTTTATTAAACACCATTTCACAAAACTCATTACAAGTTGGAGATAAATATATAACTATAATGAGTGGTGCAAGTGATCACACAACCCTATCCGGCTCTGGTATATTATGGGGAAGTGGCAGTGCTGGTCCAACTATTGGGCCTCTTGGGTCAAATGCCTACGTTTTATATGATTCAGGTTCGGATAAACTAGAAATATTCCCAGGTCTAAATGTCATTGGCGATTTATCTGCTTCTGTTATATACGGCGATGGAAGTGGAATAATTAATTTAACAACCGCAAGCATAAATAATTGGGCAACTAACGTTAGAGCAGTTATTACAGGAAGTAATGGTATTACTATATCTGCCGGTACTGCTTCGTTGTCAGGTAGTGGTCAATTAACTTCACTAACTGCTTCATCACATGTGTCTGCTTCAACATATTATGGCAACGGTAGTAATTTATCAGACATATCTGCAACCAGTGCTAGAGCTGTTACTGTGAATTATACGCTAAACGCCGGCACAGGGGATAGTCCTACGATTGGGTGTATAGTTGCTATAAGTGGAGGATTATTATTTAAAGCTGATAAAAATAATAATAGTAAATCAAATGCAATTGGTGTTATAACAAATGTAAACGATAGTATTTATACAATTGCACTAGCTGGAGATGTTGCTATAAACGGAGCATCTGCATATGCAAGTACACCTGGAATACCTCTATATGTCGGAACCACGGGATCAGCCACTATTTATGATAATATAGGTTCTGGTGAGTATATAACACAAATAGGTTACACAAGCTTAGATACATCTGATTCATACGTTATACTACAACCAAGAGTTTTCGGTCAAAAAGCATAGAATAATTTATTAAAATAGTCACTTAGAAATACGGTACACTATTTATTACAAAGTTGTTACAAAATAAAGAGGTATTTATATGTCTTCAATGCTAGAACAGGCGATTATTGACGCCAAACTTCTTAGAGAAACGGCAACAAAAAGAGCACAGGAGCGCCTAGTAGAGAACTACGCTTCTGAAATCAAACAAGCTGTTGATCTAATGTTAGAACAAGACGAAGCTCCAATGGGACCAGATCTAGGATCATCAGATACACCAGCTTTTGATATGGAACCTCCTGCACCAACTGGCGCAGCAGCCCCAGAAGCTCAAAAAGTAGTTGATAGAATTCCTGCTGCATTCCTTGGCGAAGACAATATGCAAGAAATTGAATTCAATCTTGATTCTATTGTAGAAAAAATAGAAAACCTACAAAAAGATTTAAACATTCCTGCTATGCCATCATTCGATGCACCAGCACATACTCCTGTTGAACAAGGCAATCAAAGCCGCATTCCTCCAGAAGCTCTTGCTGAGACTGTTAATGAAGAAGAAAATACAAACGCAGATATGATGACAGAAGAAGACACAGTTCAAGAAGAACAAATAGAAGAAGAAATGACTGTAGATATGAAGAATGTTACCCCTGGTGGTATTCAAGGTAACGAAATTGAATTAAAGAAACAAGTTGCGGTTTCAAAAGCTCTTGAATCCCAAAATGAAGATTTACAAGAACAATTAAACAGCAAAGTAGAAGAGCTTGATGTTATGGAAGCAAAACTACAGAGCATGCTAACCAAATTACAAGAAACAAAAGGCAAGCTCAAGAAATCAGTTGAATTAAACGTTCAACTAAAAGAAGGTTTTGAATTCCTTACAAAAAAAATTAACGATGTAAACCTTTTGAACGCAAGACTACTATATACTAATAAGGTATTAGGAAATGTCTCCCTGAATGAGAAGCAGAAGAAACAAATTGCTGAAACCATTTCCAAAAGCAAGACGGTAGATGAAGCTAAGACTATCTATGAGACTCTTCAAAGGTCCGCGCAAACTGTTACTGAAAAGAAAACAGTTCCACAATCGCTAACCGAAGCTGTTGCAAGAGCGTCTTCTCCATTCCTACCAAGAGTAAGTCAAACAACCGTAGATCCCGTTGCGGATCGCTGGCAACGTATGGCCGGCATTAAAAAATAAAACTAATTTATGGAGATAAAAATGGCTAACATTTTAGAGAGACTAACCGAAGGAACTGTCTTCCAAGACAAAAAGAAAGAAAGTGCTGCACTAGTAGCTAAATGGGAAAAAAGCGGTCTACTAGAAGGCATCAGCGACGAATATCAACGTGGCGCTATGTCAATGCTACTAGAGAACCAAGCTAAAGAACTACTACGCGAAGCCAACACCATGGCCTCAGGCGAAGTTCAAGGTTTTGCTTCAGTTGCATTCCCAATCGTTCGCCGCGTATTCGCTGGCCTAATCGCCAACGATCTAGTATCAGTACAACCAATGAGCCTACCATCAGGTCTAGTATTCTTCATGGACTTCAAACATGGTACTGACGTTGGTCTAGCTAACGACAAAGTAATCACTGCTAACAGCGAATCACTATACGGTGATCGCGTTGGTCAAGAAATTCGTCAAGGTGTACGCGTAAACGGTAACGAGCACGCTGAAAAAGGCTTCTACGCCCTAACCAGCGGTTACGGAACCGCTCGCCTAGCAGTAAACGTAGCTGGCGCTAACGTTGCAGCCGTAGCCGATGGCCTACCAACTGAACAAATCAGTGGTTCAAACGGTAAACTAGTTCGTTTCGACGCAGATCTAGCTGCCGAAACCGGTAAAGCTGTTTCAGTATTCCGCGTAGCTCTAACTAACGTACCATACAGCGCCCTAATTGCCGAACAAGATCTAACTTCACTATCAATGGTATCAGGTACCGTAAGCCCAGCAGCTGCTTCAGTACAACCACACGATCCACTACAAACTGCTTCACCAGGAACTGCTCTATCAGCTGCTCTTGCTGGCGCACAATTAGTTCGTCGTTTAACCCGCATCGTTGAAGTAAGCGGCGTTAAGAATTTAGAATTTGTTCTTCTACACAACGCTGCTGGTGATGTAACTGCTGGCGACACTCTATCCACCCTAGGAGCTGGTGCAGTAGCATTCCAATTCCCAATCAAAGATCAAGTTGGCAACGTTGCTGGTGAAAGCGCCCTAGGTGCTCTAGCTGCCGGTGCTCCATGGTCACTAGAAGGCTCCTCAGCAATTCCAGAGATCCAACTAAAGGTTGATTCATTCTCAATTACTGCTCGTACCCGCAAGCTCAAGGCTGCATGGACTCCAGAACTCGGTCAAGATCTAAACGCTTACCACAACCTAGATGCTGAAGTAGAACTAACCAGCATCCTAAGCGAACAAATCGGTCTAGAAATCGATCAAGAAATCCTAAACGATCTAGTCAAGGGTGCAACCGGTGGAACCAAGTACTGGTCACGCCGTCCAGGTAAATTCGTAAATCGTCTAACTGGCGAAGATATCGGTGCATCTGCTGGGTACACTGCTCCACCAGACTTCACTGGTAACGTTTCTATGTGGTACGAAACCCTACTAGAGACCATCAACGACGTATCAGCTGATATCCACCGCAAGACTCTACGTGGTGCTGCTAACTTCATCGTTGTATCACCAGAAGTAGCAAACATCCTAGAGTTCACCGCTGGCTTCCGCGCCACCGTAACCCACGACAGCGACAAGGGTTCAACCGGTGCTGTTAAAGTTGGTGCTCTAAACAGCAAGTTCGACGTAATCGTTGATCCTTACTTCCCACGTAACGTAATCCTCGTTGGTCGTAAGGGCTCAAGCTTCCTAGAGAGCGGTTATGTATATGCTCCATACGTACCACTACAAACCACTCCAACCATCTTCGATCCAAACACCTTTACACCACGTAAGGCTGTGATGACGAGATATGGTAAAACGATGGTTCGTCCAGATATGTACGGTCTTGTAATTGTACAAGATCTACAAGGCTAATCTAGCTAGAAACAAGCGGTTTGCTAATAAAGTCCCCCGGCAGAAATGCCGGGGGTTCTTTTTTGTAAAAAATGCATATCTGGTCAAAACTCCTCTGTGCAACTAATTAGCTTTGTGCTATAGTGCTGAACATAGGAGGAATTATGACAGATTCAAACGATATAGTTATTGTTATACCGGAAGATAAGCAATGCACTTGTATGATTTGCAATAAAATTTTAAAAAGTAAAAATGCACTAGCTGGTCATATTGGTGCTGGGCATAGAGTAGCTTTTGAGGATTATCTTATTAAATATTTTAATAATGATATAAAACCAACTTGCCAAACGTGTGGCGAGCCAACGCGTTATGTGCGCGGCAAGTATTCATTTAAACGCTATTGTATAGCACATGCAAACGATGCACGCGCTGACTGGTCCAGAAATAATGGGTATGGCGCACGACAAGATGCTGGGTGGAAGCGTGGATTAACAAAAGAAACAAATGATGTTGTTCGCCGCCATTCTGAATGGATGAAGGGAGAAAACAATCCATTTTATGGTAAGCAACACGTTGGCGAAACTGCGGCTAGATTAGCAGAAAGTCGTAAGATTACATCAAAAATTACCAAGGAAGAGTTTGAACAACGAAAGAACGGCAATTACTCTATTTGTCTAGACGATTATTCTGCGTATAAATTGCTTGATACTAAAAACTTAAACTACAAATGTACAAAGTGTGATAAAGTTTATATTGCTTCGCTAATCCATAACGCATGTCTTGAATGTGTTCAAAATGATAGACGTAAAAATACCAAGCTTAATAAGCAAATTGCTGATGTACTAAAACTATCAGAAGAAGAATTTAATAGGCGAATCGCAACAAGAGCAGAAGATTTTGAAGTTCTAACGCCATATTCAGACTATCAAGATCATGACATCTCTAAACTAAAAATAAAGTGCATACATTGCTCAAACGTCTATGAAAAAACATTATTTGCGCTTGTTAACGGTACTATTTGTAGAATTTGTTATCCGTTTTCTAAAGAAGAAAAAGAAATTAATGAATTTCTTGAGTCAAATAACCTAAAAGCAGTCCGTAATTCAAGAGATATAATTAATCCAAAAGAACTCGATTTCTTTATCTCAGATAAAAAGCTAGCAATTGAATTTAATGGTCTATATTGGCACACTGAAAATAAGAAACAAGAAAACTATCACTTAAACAAAACAACAGCTTGTGCTGAAAAAGGTTTTAGATTGTTTCATATATTCTCAGATGAATGGCACAATAAAAAAGATGTAATCAAATCAATGATCTTAAATAGGGCTGGTGTTTCAACGCATAAAATCTATGCTAGGGATTGCGTAGTTAAAGAAACAGGAACACAAGAGATATTAAGAACATTTACTGATTCAACACACATCTCAGGACATGTTCAGTACACTAAAGCTTTTTATCTAGAATATAGGGGACAGATTGTTTGCGCTCTCACGCTGCGTCGTCCATTCCATGATAAATACAAAGATATGATTGAAATTGCGCGCTTTTCAAGCTCATTGAACACAAATATTCCCGGAGGCTTCAGTAAGTTATTTAATAAAGCTGTTCAGTGGGCAAAAAGTGAAGGCTATAGTGGAATTTTATCTTATGCAGATTTACGCTTCGGTAGTGGTTCAGTCTATGAAAAAAATGGTATGAAGCTG